GGAGACGTTACAATTGTGGCGCCAGCAAATGGCCAAGTTTTGGTTTACAATTCGTCAACCTCTAAATGGGAAAACTCCAGCGGTGGCTATGTACCTTATACTGGCGCCGTTACTACGGTTAACCTTGGATCGCAAACAATACAAGCGGGGTCATTTGTAAAGGCTGGCGGAACGGCCGCGCAATTCTTAAAAGCTAACGGCTCGATTGATTCAACGGCTT